GCAGGACGATCCGCCTCTTGCCGCCGATCCGCAAAGCGATCTGGCCAGCGAGGGAAACGCCGATGCCTCCAATGCGGAGCAATCCTCTGAAAACGGCATGCAGGCCTCCGCCATGAGTGCTTCGACCGCCGACGGCACGCAGGGCGCGCAAAACCGCCCCGTTTCGACTGAACAGGCCGAGGGCGCCATTGCCAAGCTACGCGCCCATCTGTGGACGTTTAGCCACGGCGCGGTGAGCATGCTTCACACCGAGCTCGACAAGCTCGAAACCTTCGTCAAATCCGCCTAGGAGATCGTCATGGGAGACCTGACAACTCGCGCGCGCAAGAAGCTGCCCAAATCCGACTTCGGCGAACCGGGCAAGCGCGCCTATCCGATGCCCGACCGCGAGCATGCGGCCAACGCCAAGGCCCGCGCCAGCCAGCAGGAAAAGCGCGGCAATCTCTCGTCGTCTGCCAAGGCCAAGATCGATGCCAAGGCCGACAAGATCCTCAAGAAGGGGAAGAAACAATGACCACTCGCAAACCCACCATAAGCCCGGACGAGAAACGCTGGCGCGCGGAGTCCGACGCCGAAACGCTGGCCCGAGCGGAAGAGATCAAGTCCGACCGCGGACGCCACACCGCTGCCAAGTCGCACGCTTCCAAGGCAGCGGCCCGCATGCAGCGCGTCTCCAAGAGCGCGGGGAAGTGATCATGGCAACCAAGAAAAAAGAATCCCTCAAGACCGCCCTGCGTAAATACGAGGACAGCCCGACTGACAACCGCCGCGATGCAGCCGGCGCCAAGAAGATGGGCATCACCAAGCGCGCCTACGAGCGTACGGCCGACGACAAGCGAGAGGACGTGAAGAACGCCAAGAAGCTCCAGGCCAAGGACAACGCCGCGCGCAAGGGCGGCAAGAAGGGTTGACCATGCCAAAGCCTACCGGACGCCCACTCGACTACAAGCCGGAATACGCCGACCTGGCGCGCAACTACTGTTTGCTGGGTGCCACGCTGGACACGCTGGGTGAGTTCTTCGATGTCAGCAAGCGCACGATCATCCGCTGGAAGCAACGCTTCCCGGAGTTCAATGCGGCGATCATCGAAGGCTCGCGCCATGCCAATGCCAAGGTGACCGGACGCCTCTATGACCGCTGCATGGAGGGCGACACGACGGCCATTATCTGGTGGCAGAAGAACCGCATGGGCTGGCGCGATAAGGTCGACCATGGTGTGCACGGTCCCAATGGCGAGCGCTTGATCTTCGAGATCAGCACCTCTGCGCCCCGGCCGGAACCCAAGCCCGAATGAGGATCAAATACGCGCCGCCCGGCCCTGTCTCGGCTGCCTTCATGCAGTCGGCGGCTTTCGTGCGCGGCATCCGAGGGCCAGTGGGTTCGGGCAAGACCACGGCATGCATCTTCGAGATGATCCGGCGCGCGGCCGAGCAGCGGCCCGGACCAGACGGCCGGCGCAAGACGCGGTGGGTAGTGATCCGCAATACCTTTACCGAGCTTAAAACCACCACGATCAAGAGCTGGCACCAGTGGATGCCGCAAAGCCTGGGGCGGTGGACGGCGGAAGGTCCGCCCACACATCACATCGTCGACGGCACCTTCGACATGGAAGTGATCTTTCTCGCCCTTGACCGCCCGCAGGACATCAAGAAGCTGCTTTCCCTAGAGGTCACGGGCGGATGGATCAACGAGGCGCGAGAGGTGCCCAAGGCCGTCCTCGATGCGCTCACCGGACGGGTAGGGCGCTATCCATCTGCCCTTGAGGGCGGCGCGTCCTGGTTCGGCGTCCTGATGGATACCAACCCGCCGGACTCCGATCACTGGTGGTATCGGTTGGCCGAGGAACAATGTCCGGCAGAGTTCGCCTTCTTCGCGCAGCCTGGCGGGATGGTGCTCACCAGCGACGGCAAGCTTGTGCCCAATCCGCAGGCTGAGAACGTCGAGAACCTGCCGCCCGGCTATTACATGCGCCTCTGTCAGGGCAAGGATGCCGACTGGATACTTGTCTACGTGCGCGCCCAGTATGGTTTCGTGAAGGATGGCAAGCCCGTCTATCCCGACTTCGTAGACTCGGTGCATGTGCACGCCGTCGAACTCGTACCCGAGTGGGGTCTGCGCATCGGCGTGGACTTCGGCTTAACGCCGGCTGCCACCTTCAGCCAGCGCTCGCCGCTCGGCCAATGGCGCACGCTGCGCGAGCTCGTAACCGAGGACATGGGGGCCGTGCGCTTCGCCGAAGAGCTAAAGCGCGTCATGGCTGCGCACTATGCCGGCGTCCGGATCGATTCGATTTCCTGTGATCCAGCCGGCGACGGGCGCGCGCAGACGGATGAGCGCACGCCGATCCAGATCCTGCGCGCGGCGCAAATCCATGCCGAAGCGGCGCCCACCAATGACCTCACCCAGCGCCTGGAAGCTGTGTCGGCATCGTTGCGGCGCATGGTAGACGGGCAGCCAGGTTTCCTCTTGCATCCCCAATGCACCATGCTGCGCAAGGGGTTCGGAGGCGGCTATGCCTTCCGTCGTATCCAGGTCTCTGGCGACGAGCGCTATCGCGACGAGCCGACCAAGAATCGCTACTCGCATCCGCATGATGCGTTGCAGTACAGCTTTCTCGCAGGCGGGGAAGGCCTCGCGCTCATTTGCGAGCCCGAGATCGAGACCGCCCCGATTGTCATTCCTCCTACCGCCAATCACTGGAACCAGGGCAGACGGTAGGACGCTGTAGCGCGATGGGAGCCGCGCGCCGAATCGGTTCCTTCAGCCACCTGTAGCCGCGTGTCAGGTGCGCTCTGCTGGTCTACGCGAGTTCCTGCGGCCTTCGCCGCCAATTGCTGCGCATCGCGCGCCCATGGAACTCGCCATCATGTCCAAATCGAAAGCCGCCCTCGAATCTGAACTCGTCGAAGAATCGACGCTGCACTTTGATCGCGCCTACGCCTCCCAACAGGAAGTGCGCCTGCGCTGCCTGCAAGACCGCCGCTTCGTCTTCGTCGACGGGGCCATGTGGGAAGACGGTCTGCGTCTCCAGTTCGACAACAAGCCCCGATTCGAAGTCAATAAGGTGCATCTGGCCTGCGTGCGCATCTTCAGTCAATACCGGGCCAATCGCATCACAGTCCAGTTCAAGCCCACTGACCGCGATTCGGACCCGCATACCGCCGACATGCTCGAAGGCATGTACAGAGCTGACGAGAACCAGTCGGGCGGCCAGGAGGCCTACGACAACGCCTTCGACGAGGGCGTGGCCGGCGGCATGGGCGCTTGGCGCCTGCGCAACGACTATACGGACGAATACGACGAAGACGACGATACGCAAAAGATCGTCTTCGAGCCGATCTACGATGCCGACTCGTCCGTCTTCTTCGACATCGACGCCAAGCGCTACGACAAGTCCGACGCCAAGCGATGCTGGGTGATCTCGTCCATCTCGCGCGAGGACTATGCCGAGAAGTGGGGCGGTCCCGCGCCGGGAGACCCCGAACAGATGCCACAGGACGGAGGCGCCGCAGGCTTCAATCGCGTGCGCAAGATGGTGGAGTTCGATTGGTTCACGCCGGACGTGATCTACATCGCGGAGTACTACGCCATCGAGGAGGAGAAACGGAAGGTTCACAGCTTCCGCATGCTCAATCAGAACACCAAGGACGTGAAGGTCGAAGAGGCCGACCTGGACGACCAGATGCGTCAGGACATGCAAGACCAGGGCTATACGCTGGTTCGCACGCGCACGGTCAAGCGCCGCCGCGTGCATAAGTGGATCCATGACGCCGAGCGCGTGCTGGAGGATTGCGGCCTCATCGCCGGTCCCAATATCCCCATCGTGCCGTTCTACGGCAAGCGCGCCTTCATCGATAACCAGGAACGCATCATGTCGGCCATCCGGCCGGCCAAGGATGCCCAGCGCCTGTTCAACATGCAGGTGTCGCTCTTGGCGATCATCAGCGCGCTATCTCCGCGCCGGAAACCCATCTTCCTGCCCGAGCAGATCCGCGGCCACGAAATGGCCTGGGCCGAGGACAACATCAAGGACAACCCGTTCCTACTCATCAATCCGATCAAGAGCTCGGACGGTCAGACCGAACCGTCGGGCCCGGTGGCCTATGCGGAGCCGCCCAATGTCCCCGAAGCCCTGGCCGCGCTCATCCAGCTCACCGATGCCAGCATCAAGGAGCTCACGGGGAACCAGGAAGCCGGCGAGCAGGTTGTCTCAAACGTCTCGGACGCCCTGATGGAACGCGTCCAAGATCGCATCGACATGCAGGCCTTCATCTACATGGACAACATGGCCAAGTCGATGCAGCGCTCGGGCGAGATCTACCTGGGAATGGCGCGCGAGATCATCGACGAAGAGGGGCGCCAGGTCGCCACGGTGGGTAAGGACGGCAAGGAAGGCTCGGCCACCATCAAGGAACCCCGCATCGTCGACGGCAAGCAAACCGTCATCCACGATCCGAGCCAGGGCAAGTTCCGCGTCACCGTGGACGTGGGGCCGGCCTTCAAGAGTCGGCGCGATAAGACCGTGCGCTCGCTCGTGGCGATGCTCCAGTACGTGAACGATCCGCAGCTCGCCCAGATCGTCGTGTCATTGGCGCTGACAAACATGGATGGTGAGGGCCTGGAGGACTTGCAGGAGTTCCTGCGCATGAAGCTCATCAACATGGGCGTGCTCAAGCCCACCGAGGCTGAGCAGAAGCAGTTGGACGCACAGGAGAAGGCCGCAGAGGAAGCGCAGGCCAAGCAACCGCCCGATCCGCAAGCCCAATACCTGCTGGCCGCCGCGGGCAAGGAGCAGGCTCAGACCGGGAAGGCGCATGCCGACACGATCAAGACCCTGGCCGACGCCGCGAACAGTCGTGCCGATGCCGTTGCCAAGCTAGCGAACGCGCGGCAGGGGGATCTCAAGATGGCCATGGACATCCTGCAAACCATGATCACGCAGACCGGGGAGGACGCGCAGGCCGCGCAAACACCTGCGTCGTCAGGTGCGCAGTAAGGATGTTCTTAAGTCCCTTAGAAGCACTCTAAACCATTGAATCGCGGTGAGCTTGATTCAGATAATTCCACATGCTTTCCGCGAAGCACAAACGCGAGTCGATACGGTGATCCGATGAACGAACAGGTAGATACGCAAGAACCCCAGGACGATGTACTCCTGACGCTCGATCCGAACAGCGAAGACGCCAATAGCGCCGCGCTCGAGGACGATGCCGCACTCGCTGCGCAATCCGGTCTCCCCGCTGGCGAGGACGACGGCGCAGGGGGTGAAGGCCAAAGCGAGGAAGAGCTTGTCTTGCAGTTCGGCGAAGAGGCCCCGCCAGCCTCAACCAACGAGGAGCAGAACAACGCTCCGCAGTGGGTCAAGGATCTTCGCAAGAGCCACGCGGCCGCCCAACGGCGCATCCGCGAACTCGAAGCGAAGGAACGCACCCAGCAGCAACCGCAGCCGCCGCAGGCTCCGATGCTCGGCCCCAAACCGAAGCTCGAGCAGTTCGACTACGACGAAGGCAAGTTCGATGAAGCGCTGAGCAAGTGGTACGACACCAAGCGCCAAGTTGATGCCGCGCAAGACGAACAGCGGGTTGCGAACGAAGCGCGCCAGCGTAGCCAGGACGAACGTCTACGGGCCTACGCCAAGGAAGCGGCCGAGTTGCGGGTGAAGGACTTCCAGGAAGCGGAGTCCGAGGTGGTGAGCATGTTGAGCGTCGAGCAGCAGGGCATCTTGCTGGCCGGCGCGACCAAGCCCGCTGCCCTGGTATGCGCTCTGGGTCGTCACCCCATCAAGCTGCAGCAGTTGGCCCAAATCAAGGATCCCGTCCGGTTCGCATTTGCGGCGGCACATCTCGAAAAGGAACTCAAGATCATGTCCCGTACTGCGACCAAGCCCGCGCCCGAAGGGCGCATCTCCTCCTCTGCAGGCGCTCCGGCGGCCGGAGGTGGGGAGAGGAAGCTGGAGCAACTGCGCGCGGAGGCCGAGAAGACCGGGGATTATTCCAAGGTCGTGGCCTACAAGCGAAGGATGAAACAGACGGCCTAGCCGTACGGGACACCTGCAGTTGCTCTGAAACCAACTTGGACAGGAGCAACGCATCATGAGCGATTTCAGCAAAGAGGAACGGGTCGCCTTCGAACAGATCCTCGAAGGCTTCCATGACCAACTGGTCATGTCGCATCTGGTCAAGATCTACCGCACCGACCAGATCGCGATGGAACGGTCTTTCAACACCATCTGGCGCCCGATGCCGTACATCTCGCAATCGTTCGCGGGTACGGACCAGACCGGTAACTTCAACAGCTACACCCAGCTCTCGGTGCCGGCGGCGATCAACACGCCGCGATCGGTGCCCTGGAGCATGACCGCGCTCGAGTTGCGCGATGCGCTGCAAGAGCAACGCCTGGGCATGTCGGCCCGGCAAAAGCTGGCCTCCGACATCAACGTGGCCGTGAACGGCGCTGTCACCAATCTGGGCTCCATCGTGGTCAAGCGTACCGCGCCGGCCTCCGGTTTCGATGACGTGGCCCAGATCGATGCCGCTTACAACGAGCAAGGTATTTCCCCCGAGGAACGGTATGCCGCTTTCTCGTCGCGGGACTACAACTCGATGGCCAGCAACTTGGCCGCGCGCCAGACGATGACCGGCATTCCCACCCCGGCTTTCCGCAAGGCGTACGTGGGCGAAGTCGCCAACATCGACACGTTCAAGATGGACTACGCCCCGCGCATCGCCGCGGCGGCCGGGGGTGCCATCACCATCGGCGCGGCCAATCAGTACTACGTTCCGATGGGCACCACGTCCGCCTCGTACGGCGAAGTGACCAACGTCGACAACCGCTTCCAGACCATCACCGTCAGCGCGACGGCCGGCGTGGCTGTGGGCGACTGCTTCCAGGTCGCGGGTGTCGATTCGGTGCACCACATCACCAAGCAGGACACCGGGCAGCCCAAGACCTTCCGCGTTACGCAGGTGGTCGACGGTACGCACCTGCAGATCACGCCGCCCTTCATCAGCGCGCAAGGTGGTTCGGTCGCCGAGGTCTGCTACCAGAACGTGTCGGCGACTCCCGCCAACGGTGCGGCCATCACCTGGCTCAACACTGCGGCGTCGGCGCTGAACCCGCACTGGAAACGCGATGCGATCGAGCTGCTGCCCGGTCGCTACAACGTTCCGGCCAATGCCGGCGTGCAGGTGATGCGCGGCACGACCGACCAGGGCATCGAGGTAACCATGACGAAGTTCGTCAAGGGCGAGACGCTGAACATCAACTACCGCGTGGACGTGATCTTCGGGGTGGCGGTGCTCAACACCGAGATGTGCGGCGTCGAGCTGTTCAACCAGGTGTAACCAACAACCCCGGAGACGGACCATGAAAGGATTGACCGAAGCAACCATGCTCTACCGAAAGGGCACCGAAGCGCGTATTCACGACGTGCATGTCGACACCCTCATCGTCGACGCGCACGAAGTGGAGGACATGCGGGCCGAGGGCTGGTGCAGGACGCCGGCCGAGGCCCAAAAGGCCTGGGAAGACGCCCAAGCCGCCAGCGCTACGAAGTCCAAGAAGAAGGGCGAGGATGCTCCGGCCGATCCGGCCGCCTCGGGGTCGCAGACCTAATTCAGGAGAAAGAAAATGCCCTCGAGTGACTTTGGTTTGGGCGTAGGCCCTGGTGGTGGCGCTGGCTATACCTTCGCCCCGATTCGCGGTTTCACGACCGCTTCCGGCGCGGCGTCCACGACGCTGACCGGTTCCGACCGCACCGTGCTGGTGACCGCCACGGCGGCCGCGGGCTCGGTGGTGCTGCCCAGCGCGAGCAAGAGCAAGGGCCGCATCTACACGGTCAAGAAGGTCGACGCTTCGGCCAATGCCGTGACCATCACCGATGTGTCCGGCGCCAACGTGGAAAGCGGCGCATCGCTGGCCCTTTCCGCGCAATACGCCACTGCCAACCTGCAATCGGATGGCACGCAGTGGTGGGAGATCGGCAAGGTTTAAGCCTGCCGGGAGGCCGAAGACATGACCACGAAAGGCGATCTCGTCGATTCCGCATACGGGGAAATTGCCCTAGCGGGATATGTCTTCGACATCCAGCCGGAAGAAAAACAGGGCGCCCTCATGCGGCTTGAACGCATGGCGGCTGCCCTGGATGCCAAGGGCATACGCATTGGCTACAACCTGGCCGGAGCGGCCGCCCAACTCACCGACCCGGTGGGTATCCCCGATTGGGCCGAGGAAGCTTTCTACACCAATCTCGCCAAGCGGATCTCGGTGACGCTGGGCAAGCCCTTGCTGCCCGAAACGCTCGCCGCCGCCAAGGATGGGATGGAAACGCTGCTGCTCGGCAGCATGCACATTCCCCAGATGCAGCATCCGCGGCTCATGCCGATCGGCACCGGCAACCGCCGCAACGTGAAGAACCAGCAGTTCTTCGCTCCCGTCGACCGATTGACCACGCGCCAGGATGACGTGCTGGAGCCGAGCGGCGATCCCTGGAACCCCGACGAATAGGGCAATCCCATGACCAGCATCAATCAGCTTTGCGTCGATCCGAGTCCGCAGCTTTCGGACCAGATGGCGATCTACGGCCAGCAGGCCGGTCAGCCGCGCAAGATCGCGCTGTCGGCGCTTCTGGGGCTCTTCGCTTCGTCGTATCAGTTCAGCCCTGGCGGCTTGCTCCTGGCCAGCACGCTCTACGCCTTGCGCCGCACGCAGGCAGAAACGATCGCCCTCACGGCAACGCCTGCGCCCATCGCGCCCTTCGATGCCAACGGCGCGGCCGAAACGAACCAGGGAGGCGCCGCATTGACGATGAACGTCACAACGGGAGCCATGCAGGCCACGCGCAACATTTCGGCCGCTGCCTTCTGGGTCGCGCTGATCGGCTCGGCGCCCGCTTCGGACGTGATCACCTTAGCGCTGCAAACCGGCCCGGTGGGTGGCACGCAATACACCAGCGAGTTCCAGTCCATCCAGGTCGCCACTGGCAACACCCAAGCCTTCCACTTCGCCGGCATCCTGCAGAACCCGAACAACGTCAACAGCCGCATCAACGAAGGCGACACGATCCAGCTCGTGGCCTCGTCCAGCGTGAACGGCAATCTTTCCCTGGCGCGCGCAAGCCTGATCGTGCAGCCCCTCGATGGAGTCTGAACCATGCTCAACCAACCTTTCGCGCCCGCCTATGGGCAGACGCAAGCTGTCACGGTCAGCAGCACGTCGACGCTGATCGGCATTGATCAGGCCGCCAAGCAAGTGCGCATCCTCAACCCGAATGCCTTTGTGATTTGGGTGCGGTGCTCGAATACCGCCGATGACACGCCGGCCACGGCCAAGGATTACCCCATTGGGCCCAATTCCTCGGAAGCCATTTCGAAGGCCGACACGTTCGGCGCGTTGTCGCTCATCGCCAGCGGCAGCAATACGGGCACCGTCTACGTGACGCCCGGCGAAGGCTTCCAGAGCACGGCCGCCTGACCATGGCACAAATCCCGCTGGCCTCGGGGACCTATACGGACGTGGGGGCGGAGTTCCGCACCTCGCGCCCGCATAACCTTATTCCCGTGATCAAGAACACCGGGATCAGCAAGATGTTCCTGCGCACGGCCGAAGGGCTTTCCCGCTTCGACGTGAACGCACCCACGCTTGTAGGCCATGATCGCGGCGGCATCAATTGGCAGGGAACCTGTTATCGGGTGATCGGTACCAATTTCGTGTCGGTCAATGCTTATGGAGTGGTGACGGTCCTAGGGCAATTGCCGGACGATGGCAATCCGGTCGTGCTGGCTTACGGTTTCCCCAACCAGGGAATCGGCATCCTTTCGGCCAAAACGCTCTGGTTCTATACGACCCAAAAGCCAGACGGCACCACGCAGCCGATGCCGACCCTGCAACAGTGCACCGATCCGAGCGTGGGCAATCCCATCGACCTGATCTGGATGGCCGGCTATTTCCTGATGACCGATGGCACCTATGCCTATGTCACGCAGTTGGCCAACCAATTCACCATCAATACGCAGCTTTACGGCTCGGACAGCAATTCCCCTGATCCGTTGAATGGGCTGCTGAAGTTTCGCAACGAGGCCTACTTCTGCAATCGGTACACCATTGGCGTATTCGACAACGAGGGGGGCACCGGCTTTCCATTCCAGGAAAACATCGGCGCCATGATCCCCAAGGGAGTAATCGGCCCGCAGGCCAAGACGCTGACCTCCCAGGGCTTTGCCTTTCTCGGGGGAGCCCAGGACGAAGCGCCCAGCGTCTGGCTGTCGATCGGCATGGGCATTGCCACGAAGATCGCTGACCGGGAAACCGAGATGATCCTGGAGCAGTACAGCGAAGCGCAGCTCTATGGCGCCACACTGGAATACCGGGGCGAAAAAGATCAGCAGTTTCTCTACGTGCACTTGCCCGATTACACGCTGGTTTACGATGTGGCCGGGTCGCAGATGGCGCAGGCGCCCATCTGGTTCTATCTGAGCTCCAGCATGGACAGCACGGGCACGTGGCGCGCCTGGCATCCGGTCTATTGCTACGGCAAGTTCATCTACGGCGACAAGCTGGACCAGCGCGTGGGCTATCTTGATTCCACGACGGCCCTGCAATACGGCAATCCCGTGGGGTGGCAGTTCGATACGATCTTCGTCTACAACCAGGCGCACGGGTTCGCAGTCAACATGCTCGAGCTCATCGGCACCTACGGCCGCGCGGCGAACGACGAGGTGGCGACTGTCGGGATGAGGTACAGCAACGATGGCGAGATCTGGAGCGCCCCGCGCTTTATCTCGCTGGGTGCTCAGGGGCGCCGAAACCAGCGCGTGCAGTGGCGCCCCAAGCACTTTTTCCGCAACTTCCGCGGCTACCGGTTCAGCGGCTCCAATGCTTCGCCGGTATCCTTTGCGGCCCTGGAGGCGACGGGCGATCCGCTCGCGGCGTAATGGCCTTTACGACCTCACCCGCAAACCGGCAACTTCTGGCGCTCGCTTTCGGGCAGAACCAGGCTGCCATTCGTTTCCTGGAAGGCCTGGGCCAGAACATCACGATCATCTCGCAGAGCGGCACGAACCTGGAGCAGCAGGTAGAAGGCGTCGTTTCTGTCCCGGTAGCTCAAGGTGCCTTTGCACAATCCCGGCAATTCGAGGAAAGCGTGAGTTCCGTATACCGAGGCGAAAACGCCATGCGCGCCCGCATCCAGATGGAAGTAGCAACCTTCGTCGCCCAGATTCCAGGCCACTACACGCGCAACCCCTGATACCCGGAGGCCATCATGACCACCCAACTGAATTGGGCGCAACTTTGCCAGACCGTCAACGCAGCCACGGCCACCGCCGTCTATGGCCCGGTTCCTTCCGGCTCCCAAGTCTCGATCACGGCGGCCAGCGCTTGGAACCCTTCAACCGCCGCCGGGAGTGCCGTGGTGGATCTATTCGTGGTGCCCAGCGCAGGATCAGCGGCCGATGTGACGCACCTGGATCGCGTATCCGTTCCGGTGGGATCAGCGCTCACGCTGGTCAACGCCATCAATCACAAGCTCACCGCCGGCATGACGCTGTATGCCATCACCAACGGCGCGACCCTCACAATTTCGGGCGCGGTGGCTTCTTAAGCCCCTAATCCCTTGATTCACCGGATGGCAAGCGGTAACGTGCTGCCATTCCATCAGGCCAGCCCGTAGCCGCGTACCGGGCATCTTCGGCCACGTTGCGCCCGCGAGTCCTTTCCTTCTTCACGGACTCGCACTGATGCGCAATTTCCAGAAAATCGCCGAGGGCGTGCAAACGCGTCCACTCTTAAACGCCCTGTACCGCAAGCCTCACTTGTGGAAGGCGGACGACTTCCTACGCAAGTATCCGCAGGGGCCTTTCGGCGAAACCGACACCATCTACCTGCGTTTCCAGGACAAGGTTCCGGTCGAGACCGAGGAAGAACTCGAGCTTTACAAGCAGAACAAGCTCGCCGGCCACGACCTGCACGAGTGCCCCTGGCGCCCTGAGCTGGACGAACTGCCCGAGGCGCGCGCCCACATCATGGGCCTGATGGCCGCGCTCGGTGCTACGCGCCTAGGCCGCTGCATGATCAACCGCATCATTCCCGGCGGCCGCATTTTTCCCCACGCCGATTCCCCATGGCATGCCGCTTACTGGGATCGCTACCACCTTGTCCTGCAGTCGACGCCCGGGAACACCTTCCGATGCGATGACGAGACGATATGGATGCGCGAGGGGGAAATCTGGTGGTTCCAGAACGCCCTGGAACACGAAGTCATCAACAACAGCGACAACGACCGAATCCACTTGATCATGGATCTGAGGTTCGCATGATTTCGTTCGTCATCGAATCCTTCGCTCAGGTCTACGACGAACTCAAGCCACTCCTGGCTCAGCATTACGCCGAGATTTCCACGCATGCGCAGCACGACGTGCCGCTTGAGCCCCAGATACCCCTTTATTTGGCGCGAGAGGCCGATGGATCGCTTGTGACCTTCATCGGGCGAGAGCGCGGCCAGATCGTGGCCTACCTGCTGTGTTTCATCGCGCCGGGGCTGCATTACGCCTCGTGCTTGACTTGTTCCCCGGACATTTTCTATGTGCGCCCCGACAAGAGAAAGGGCCGCGCGGGGATCCAGATGTTCCGGTTTGTGGAAGCGGAGTTACGCCGCCGCGGGGTCCAGCGGTGGGCCGTGGGCACAAAGCTCGCGCACGACGCTTCCGCTCTTTTCCGTCGACTGAACTTCGATCCCGTCGAAGTCACGTTCGAAAAATGGCTGTAGGAGAAAAATCATGGTAGCCGCAGCCGTAGGAATTGGCACCGCAGTCGCTGGAGTAGCAGGCGCTTCAATGCAGGCGAGTGCCGCGCAGTCGGCTGCCGACACGCAAGCCGGAGCCTCGCAAGCCGGGATTGCTCAGCAGCAATCCGAGTTCAATCAGATCCAGCAACTTCTGGCGCCCTATCAGGCATTGGGGACGCCAGGCATCAACGGTCTGACGGGGATTCAGCAGCAGGAACAAGGCGTATTCGGGCAAACGCAGGGACTGATGGGGCAGTATTCCCAGGGCTTTAACCAGCTCAACAACATGACCGGCGCCAATGGTCCTCAGGCGCAACAGACTTGGATCGACTCGCTGAAGTCGAACCCGCTGTACACGAACGCGATGAATCTGGGGCAGCAGGCCATTCTGGCAAATGCCTCGGCGACTGGCGGTTTGCGTGGCGGAAACACGATCTCATCGCTAGGCTATCTGCCCGGGCAAGTCCTATCGAACGTGATGGGTCAGCAGATCGGCAATACCCAAGCCTCTCTTTCGAGCACGCTGGGCAGCCTCAACGGTTCTCAGGTTTTGAACGCCATTCTTGGACAGATGGGCGGTCAGTACCAGAATCTCATCAATACGGGCGAGAACGCGGCGGCCGGCACTGGCAGCGCAGCGATTTCCACTGGCAACAACATTACCAACCTGCTGGGGCAGCAGGGAGCGGCTCAGGCCGGCGCCACGATCGCTGGGGGGAATGCCGCCGCTACGGCTCTAAATGGCGTGGCTGGCGCGGCCGGGAACTACTTCAACAACTACGCACTTCAGCAAGCATTCAATGCCGGCGGCGTGGGTGTGTCCCCAGGTCAAAACGGCGCGTCGGTCGCGGGCCTTTACGTTCCCTATTGAGGCAAACCATGGACTTCTCTAACGGAACCGCAGTCTCTGATCAGGCCCCCAACCCCGTCAACTATACGGCGATGCAGGTGCCGGTCGATCCGGTGGGCAGTTTCCTGAAAGCCGCCCAGCAGTCAGCCCAGATCGGCCAGACGAATGCGCAGACGCAGCAAATTCAAGCGGCGGCCGTCGGGCAGCAGTTGCAAAACCAGCGCATGCAGAACTACCAGGCTGCCTACCAGCAGTTTGCACAGAACCCGACGCCGCAGGGCGCCGTTCAAATGGCGATGGCTTATCCCGAGGTTGCCAGTAATGTTCAGCAGGCCTGGAACGGCTACAACGAACAGGAGCGCCAGCAGCGCTTGGATGTCTTCGCGCCCATCACGTCTGCACTTCAAAATGGACGCCTGGACTTGGCCAACAACCTGGTTCAGCAGCGCATCGACGCGCTCCAGAATACGCCGGGCCTGGCGCAAGATCCTGAGCTGCAACGCGATCTCAATGGCGCACAACAGTTCCAGCAGTTACTCCAGCATGACGCGCAGAACGGAACACAGCATGCGCTCGCTTTCGCCTATGGGACGCTGGCGGCCGCGCAAGGCCCGCAAGATTTCATGCAGCACTTCGGCCAAGGCCAGACGATGCCCTCGACCATTGGGCAAGCGCAGGCCAACGTGGGCTTTACGCAAGCCGAAACCCAGAACGTAAATAGCGCAATTCAAAACCGCGCCGCACAGTTCGGCCTGGATCAAAACCAATTCCAGGCCGGCGTCCAATTCAAATTGCGCGAGTTGAACTACTTGCAGAATGCGCCTGCCATGGATCCGGCCACGCGCGCGCAAGCCGATCAGTCCGCGGTCGATTCTGTCGCCTTCAATCAACTCGCGGCGCGCACGGGCAACTTGGCCAACCAGATCGGCGTCCTTGACCAGAACGGCCAGTGGTCGGCCGGTACACCTGGCCGCGTGCAAATGGGCTGGCAGAACTTCTGGGGCTCGCAGAACAACGTCAATACCCTCAAGCAGGAATACCAGCAAGTCATGGGCTCGCTGGGCGCTTTCGGTGGCGCTGGCGTAGGCGATGCCGACAAGAAAAACCTCGCCTCCGGCATCCCCGATCAGAACGCTTCCCCGGTGCAGATCCAGCAGTTCATGCAGTCTATGCAGAACGCGCAGGTTCGCGCGGCGCGGATCGCAGACGGCAAATCGAGCTGGGCCTATAGCTACGGCCGGCTCGGCCCTGCGACCTCGGACGCCACGATCAACGGCATCCAGGTGGCCAAGGGCACGTCCTTCCCCAAGTATATGTCGCAGCTTCTAGCGCCCAACTCCAAGGCGCCGTCGCCGTTTCCTGCGCCCAATGCCCCTCCTGGCGTGCAAACGGGCGTGCAGCCGGGCGCACCCGCGACGGCTGGCGCTCCGCTCACCGGAAACATGTCTCGCTACAACAAATACCTATCGGGAGGCCAGTAAGCCATGCCGGACGGCTATAACGCCTCTCTCTTTCCGACCTCCTACAAGGACCCGGCATACGACCAGGCCGACCAGGCGGCGGCGGCGGCCGTAGGCATTCCCGCGTCTCTCTTGAGCTCCATTCGCCTGAAAGGCGAAAAGACCAACGCCGATCAGATCAGCAGCGCGCAGGCGGCCACGCCGTACCAGATCACCCCCAGCACGCGCCAGGAAATCCTCAATCAGACCGGCGTCGATCCCTATTCAAGTCCGGGCGCGGCCGCCTATGGGGCGGCTTATCTGCTCAAGCAAAACCTGGGCCGTTATGGCGGCAATCCGGCGCAAGCCGTGGCCGCGTACGCCGGAGGCACCGATCAAAGCCAGTGGGGCCCCAAGACGATGGCCTACGCCAAGCGCGTCACGGGCTTCTCGCCGAATAACCCACAAGCGGCATCCAATCCCTACGCCGTGCAGCCCGTGCCCAATATCGGCGCAGGCCCCGGCGCGGTCAACGGCGGCGCGCAACCCGGAGCGCCTTCGTCCATCGCGCCCTACACGCTGCAACCGGTACCGAGCATCGGCCAGTCGCCCGGCGCGGTGACGCCCGGAAGCGGTCCATCGCAGTTGGAGCAGATCTACAACGCCTACCAGTCGGGCCAGATGAGCCCCGAGGACAAGGCAGCATTCGAGCAGGATGTGAATGCCGGCAGGATCGTGCTGCCCAATGGCATGGATGTGGCCGCGCCTACGCCAGCGCCCAATGCCGCACCGCCGTCGCAAGCGGTACCTCCCCAATTGGTGCAGGCATTCAATAGTGGCCAGATGGCGCCCGCGGACGCTGCGCAGTTCCAGCAGGATGTGGAGAGCGGCGCGCTCACGCTCCCACAAGGCTCACAACTTACCCCACCGCCCGCGCCGTCTGCTGGGCGTGATGTTGGAGTAGCCGCGCGCGGGTTTCTCCATGGCGCTGCCGATACGGCCGGCTGGTTGCTCAATCCAGGCGGCACTGGCTTGGAAAACGCCATCCTCCAGGGGGCTGCGAAGAAGGCCGGCGTAGCTCCTGCGGCGGTCGCAACGCCATCGACTGCCGACCTTGCCGACCAGGCCATGAACGCCAGCGGTCTGCCCACGGCGAGCAATCCCACTGAACGCACGATTCAGAACGTGGCGCAGAATGCTGGCGCCATGGCGGTCCCTATTCCTGGAGAAGGTCTGGTAGGCATCGCCAAGATGATCGGTGCGGGCGCGGCCGGCGGTGCAGTCGGGGAGGCCGTGCATGCGGCCACCGGTAGCCCCGCGCTGGGCGTAGCGGCCAACCTGCTCACCACCGTTTTCTCGCCGGCTGCTGCCGAGCGGATCATGGGAGCGATTGCCAAGGAAGCCCCGAAAGCAGCCGCCAGTGCCGCTAAGGCTGCTGCGCCTGCCGCAGAAAGCGCCGAAGCGAGCGCCGCGCCTGTCGCTGCTGCGCCGCAAGCACCTGCCGCGCCTCAAGCAGCCGCCAGCGCGCCTCCCGAGGCCACGGCCGAACAAGCGCAGATCGCTGGCTTGGGCGCCCAGATGCAGGAAGCCCAAGCGCGCGCGGCCGCAGGCGGTGAGGGCGCGGCACCGCAGCAAGGTCTTGTCGGTGCTGAAGAGGCGGCCGGTGGCGCGCAGATCAATCCCAGCGCGGCCGCAGGTAAGAGCGGAGCTCCTGAAACGCTCAATCAATCCGCTTCCCCGCAAGGGAGTGCTACACCCTCCGCGGTACCCGGTCGTCCCTACGGGTGGCGCAGTGGTACTGAAGCCTGGGCAGAGCCTGCTGGCAATGGGGCGCAAGCCTCTGCGTCCACGTCGCCCCTAGAAAGCGCGGCTCAGGACTTCCTGCCAGCGAGCGAACTGGCCG